GCTGGCAGGAGACGCGCGACGGTTACCGCATCGTCGACTTCTACGAAGCGGACAACCAGCCGATCCAGCACTACATCGACTGGGTAAAGTCACGCCCGTACCGGGTCAACGCGGAGGGGGTCTTTTTGCCTCACGATGCCCGCGCCAAGAGCCTGCAGACGGGCAAATCCATCATCGAGCAGTTCCTGGCCAACGGCATCCGGCCGCGTTTGGTGCCCGAGATGTCGCTGCAGGACGGTATTGAGGCCGCGCGGGTGGTGCTGCCCAAGTGCTGGTTCCATGAGGAGGTCACCTACGACGGCGTCGACCACCTGCGGGCGTACATGCGGGAGTGGGACGAGAAAACCCAGACCTACCGCAACCGGCCCAAGCACGACCAGCACTCTCACGCGTCGGACTCGTTCCGCTACCTCGCGCTTGCTGCGCGTCCGGTAGTGGGGAAATCGCACCCCAGTCCTAAAATCTCGACACCTGCGGCCAAGAGCATGAACTACGCGTTCGCCCTTGACGACATCTGGGACTGCGGTCCCCAACAGAGCACAAGGATCGGGTGATGGACAACAACGCCAAGATCACCAGCGCGAGTGATTTCCAAAGCACCCCGGCGGGCCTGGCGCAGCGGTGGTCGACTGAAATTGAGGCGTCACAGCAGGAACTGGGCAAGTTCCACACGGACGCCAACCGCATCACGCAGCGGTATCTGGACCGGCGCGACGCGTATGCGAAAGACGAGAGCAAGGTCAACCTGTTCTGGTCGACGATGAAGGTGCTGCTGTCAATGCTGTACGCGCGGCCACCCAAGGCCGACGTCAGCAGGACGTTCCAGGACTTTGAGGACGACCAGGCCCGCGTGGCCGGGTTGATGCTGCAGCGGATCCTGAACCGCGGCTTCGATGAGAACGTCTCTGTCTGGGACGCGGCCGTGCGGCAGGGCATTGAGGACTGGCTGATCGTTGGCATGGGCCAGATCTGGCTGCGCTACGAGGTCAAGACCGAGCCTTATGTCATTCCGGCCGTGTTCGACGAGTTCGGCATGGAGCTGCAGCCTGAGACGGAGGCCGAGCGCATCGTCGACGAGGATGCTCCAGTGGATTACATCTACTGGGAGGATTTCTTCTACTCGCCGGCGCGGACCTGGCCTGAGGTGCGGTGGGTCGCCCGCCGCGTGTGGATGACCAAGGACCAGCTGGTGGAGCGTTTTGGCGAGGAGATCGCCAAGGTCGTCCCGCTAGGCGTGCAGGTGCGTAAGGCTGACGTCAACGACCAGTCGCCCAAGCACGACCCGTGGTCGAAGGCTGAGGTGTTTGAGATCTGGTGCAAGGAGAACAAGAAGGTCTACTGGTACGCCAAGGGTGCCGACGTCATCCTGGACGTCAAGGACGACCCGCTGCAGCTCGACGGGTTCTTCCCGTGCCCCAAACCTCTGGCGGCCAACGTCACGAGCTCCAACTTCATGCCGCGCGCGGACTACATCTTTGCGCAGGACCAGTTCAACGAGCTCGACGAGATCAACACCCGCATCACCTGGCTGACGCGTGCGGCCAAGGTCGTGGGCGTGTACGACAAGTCGGCCGACGGCGTGCAGCGCATGTTCCAGCAGGGCTCGGAGAACAACCTGATTCCTGTGGATAACTGGGCGCTGTTCGCTGAGAAGGGCGGCATCAAGGGCCAGGTGGACTGGGCCCCGATCGACATGGTGACCAACTGCATCGAGCGCCTGCGCCAGTACCGGCAGGACAAGGTGATGCAGATTTACGAGGTGCTGGGCATCTCCGACGTGATGCGGGGCTCGAGCCGCGCCAGCGAGACGGCCACCGCGCAGCAGATCAAGGCGCAGTTTGGGTCGACCCGGATCCAACTGATGCAGTTCTACATCGCCGACTGGATCTCGCAGTCGCTGCGCATCAAGGCCGAGATCATCTGCAAGCACTGGCAGCCTGAGACGATCGTCAAGCGGTCGAACATCGAGCGCACGCCCGATGCAGCCATGGCGCTGGACGCGATCGCCCTGCTGAAAGACGAGCACATGGCGCAGTACCGGGTCAACGTCGAGGCCGATTCGATGGCCGCGCTGGACTGGGCCGCCGAGCGCGACGCCGCGGTGCAGTTCATGCAGGGCCTGGGCGCGTTCATCTCCCAGGTGGCGCCGATGGCGCAGTCGGTGCCCCAGGCCGCACCCGTGCTGCTGAGTCTGCTGCAGTGGAGCGTGTCCAAGTTCCGTGTGTCGCAGCAGATCGAGGGCGTGCTTGACCAGGCGATCGGCGCCCTCAAGCAGCAGGGTATGCCGCAGCCGCAGCCCAACCCGCTGCAGGAGGCTGAAGTTGCCGAGAAGCAGGCCGGCGCCCGCGAGCGCATGGCCAAGGCGGCCAACACCGAGATGGATGCGCGGATGAAGGCGGCGCAGATGGGGATGCTGCAACCGCAGCCCCAGCTCCCGCCTGCCGCCCCCCAAATGCCGCCCGTGGGCGGTCCGATGCAGTGAGGTGACGCATGGAAAAAGCAAACGAGTTTGTCACCAAGCTGCTGGCCGATCGGTCGGCCGCGCACGTGGCGCACTGGCGCACTGACAGCTACTCGGCACACGTCGCGTTGGGCGAGTTCTACGACTCGCTGACCGACCTGACCGATGGTTTTGTGGAGCAGTACCAGGGCTACTACGCAAGGCGCATGGAGCCCAGGATCGTGGCCGTGTCTGTGAACACGAAGGAGATCGACGACTCGCTAGAGCTGTCGTGCGAGTGGATCGAAATGAACCGCTACAAGGTCTGCGACCGCGAAGACACGTCGCTGCAGAACACGATCGACGAGATCCTGCGCCTGTACCAGACCACGCTTTACAAGCTGCGCATGCTCAAGTGAGGAAAGGATGACACGACGCCGCTGGATCCAGGACCGCATCACGGGCGAACTGATCGAAGTCACGCCCGACCACCAGGCCGAGCTGCGCACCGACTCCGGCGCCCTTTGGGGCGATCGCAGCTACGACGGGCTGCGCGCCACTGACGGCACCGACATCAGCTCGCGGACCAAGCACCGCGAGTACATGAAGGCCAACGGCCTGGCCACGGTCGACGATTTCAAGAACACCTGGGCAAAAGCGCAGGAACAGCGTGACCACTACCGACAGCACGGTGGCACGTTCTCTCGACGCGACGTAGAGCGCGCGATTCATCAACTCCAAAACAAGAGATAACCATGGAACCCACGACACTCCGCGACGAGATTGAGGCTGCCCTTGAGCAGACCGAGACGCCGGAGGCTGCACCAGCAGCGCCGGCGTCAACACCTGACCCCGCGCCTGCGCAGGATTCGGCGCCGGCTGCCGAATCTGCTGCAGAATCTGCAGAACCTGCGCAGAACCTTGACGCGCTTGCAGAGGGCGAAAAGCCCGCAGATGCGCAAGACCTTGCTCAACAGCAGCGAGACGAAAACGGCCGATTCAAGCCAAAAGAGGAGGGCATCCAGCCTGGGCCCAAGTCGGGGCCGCGGCAAGCTGGGGAGCGCGCGCCTGCCTCCTGGCGCCCTGATGTGCGCGAGCACTGGGCGCAGTTGCCTGAGACGGTGCGCTCGGAGATCCACCGGCGCGAAGTCGAGGTGCAGCGCACGCTGCAGGAGTCGGCCGAGGCCCGCAAGAACTACGACGCGGTGATGCGCACGGTGGCGCCTTACGAGGCGTTCATCCGCGCCGAGGGCTCAAACCCCATCCAGGCGATCGACAACCTGATGGCCACTGCGGCCAAGCTGCGCACGGGCACTGCGCCCGAGCTGGCCTCAATGGTCGCCGGCATCGTCAATCAGTTTGGCATCGGCCGGTTTGGTAATGGGTTCATTCAGTCCCTAGACGCGGCCCTAGCTGGCCAGTCGCCGGTAGTGGATCCGCAGCAGGCTGCGATGGAGCAGGTGCTAAACCAGCGCCTGGCACCCGTGCAGCAGATGCTGACGCAGTTCCAGCAGGCGCAGCAGGCGCAACAGGAGCGGATTGCCCAGGCGGCTCAGTCGGAGGTCGAGACGTTTCTGGATCGCGCCGAGTTCGGCAACGACGTGCGCGAAGACATGGCCGACATCATGGAGACGGCCGCGCGCCGTGGCCAGAACATCAGCTTGGCCGACGCCTACAAGAAGGCCTGCTTGATGAACGACCGGGTGATGAGCGTGCTGCGCGCGCGAAATCAGTCACGAGGGGCGCAGCAGCAGACGAGCGCGGCGCAGAAAGCCAGATCGGCCGCAGTAAGTGTTTCTGGCTCTGCGCCGGTAGGCGCGCTGCAGCAGCCGGCCACCGACGTGCGGTCTGCTATTGAGGCGGCGATTGTCCAAAGCGCACGGTGATGGATAATTCACACCACAGGGAAGGGCAACTTTCCCTTGGTGTGCCCAAGCACCCCAGCCACCGCAGCTCCTGGGAGACGCTAAGCGTCCCACCCACGACATAGACGGACTGAGATCGGTTCGCGTCGGCGCATCTGAACTGGTGGGCGAAAGCCCGTAACACCCAACTCAGATGAGGAGTTAAATCATGGCATTCCCAAATGTCTCAGACATCGTCGCAACGACGATTCAAAACCGTTCGCGTCAGATCGCGGACAACGTCACCAAGAACAACGCCATCCTGGCCAAGCTGAACCAGCGCGGCAACGTCCGCACGATCAGCGGCGGTAACGTGATCTTTGAAGAACTGTCTTTCGCTGAGAACGCGAACGGCGGCTTCTACTCGGGTTACGACCTGCTGCCTGTGGCTGCTCAGGACGTGATCTCGGCTGCCGAGTTCCAGATCAAGCAGTACGCTGTCCCGGTCGTTATGAGCGGCCTGGAAATGCTGCAGAACAGCGGCAAGGAGCAGTTCATCGACCTGTTGGAGGCCCGTCTGAACGTGGCCGAAAGCACGATGATGAACCAGCTGTCGCAGTCGATCTACTCGGACGGCACCGGCTCTGGCGGCAAGGAAGTGACCGGCTTGAACGCCGCTGTTCCTTCTGACCCCACCACCGGCACCTATGGTGGCATCAACCGTGCGACCTGGTCGTTCTGGCGCTCCAAGCTGTACGACTTCAGCACCAGCACCGGCGGCAACGCTACTGCGGCCAACATCCAGGCCGGCATGAACAACCTGTGGGCCCAAACCACCCGCGGCGCTGATCGTGTTGACCTGATCGTGATGGACACGAACTACTGGTCGCTGTACATGGCCAGCCTGCAGGCTCAGCAGCGTTTCACCAGCCCCGAAACCGGCAACCTCGGCTTCCCGTCCATCAAGTTCATGGACGCAGACGTGGTGCTGGACGGCGGTATCGGTGGCTTCTGCCCGGCCAACACCGGCTTCTTCTTGAACACCAAGTTCATCAAGTGGCGCCCGCACAAGGACCGCAACATGGTCCCGCTGTCGCCGAATCGCCGGTACGCGATCAACCAGGATGCGGAAGTCCAAATCCTGGCCTGGGCTGGCAATTTGACTGCTTCCGGCGCCCAGTTCCAGGGCCGCATGCAGAACTAATTGGTGGGCCTGTCGTGGGTCACCCTTCCCAAGGGGTTGGGGTGACCCACACCCCTTGGGTTTTTTGCCACTAGGAGATCACCATGGCAGCAACATTTGGCGCAGCGGTTTCTGCTGCAGCTCCCGCAGTCGTTGACACCGCCGCATCGCAAGACACCGGCGCTGTCTGTGAAGGCATCGGCCTGACTGGCGCCGACGAGGCGTCGATCAGCGGCTGGCGCATCGGCGCGTCTGCAACGACGACCGACCTCAAGATCGACACCGGCGACGGCCCCGGCGTTTGATCACCAACCACCACTAGAAAGAAAAAACCATGCAACCCACGACACCTACCGTATTCCCTGAGATTCCTATCCCTCAGCCTGACGAGAACCGCTACGCGCACGACTCGCGCCTGGTGGTTGAGTTCTTCCGCAAGCCCGTGCACATGGAGGCCAAGAGCCGAGAGGCTGGCCGCGCCATCTACGAGGAAGTGGACTACCTGCGCATCTACACGCCTGGCGACAAGTCCAGCGTGATCGAGCGCCCCGTCAACGTGCTTGACGAGCAGCGGTTTGCTGACCGCTACAGCAAGTGGAAGGCTGGCCAAGAGCAGGCCATCACCGGCACGCCGATCACGGTGCTGCCCGGCATGACCCCGGCCAAGGCTGAGGAATATCGCTACTTCAAGATTTTTACGGTCGAGCAGCTGGCTGAGGCCCCTGACAACGTGGGCCAGAAGTTCATGTCCTTCCAACAGGACAAGAGCCGCGCCAGGGCGTTTATGCAGGTCGCGGCCAACAATGCCCCGATCGAGAAGATGAACGAGGAGCTGCAAAAGCGTGACCAGTTGATTGAGGACATGCAGGCTCAGCTCGAGGCGCTGAAGGCGCAGATCAAGCCCAAGCGCCAGGTCGCAGCCACGGCCGACGCTGAGTAAACCGGAGGACGGGGATGGCCTTCCAGATCGTCAACGAGTCAACTCTCTCGGCCATCGTGCAAAACGTGGCCGGGATGGTGGCCTACCCCGTCCCAAACGATCCTGCGGGCTCTGAGGATCCTGCGGTTCAGCAGATGGTGCAGGCGGCCAACATGGCCGGCAACGAGCTGCTGTCGATGTTCGACTGGCAGGAGCTCATCAAGCGCCACGCGATGACGATCCAGGCCTCGGAGTCCAATCAGCGCGAGCGAGCGTTTGATCTGCCCGAGGACCTGTTCAAGTGGGTCGACCAGACCAACTGGAACGCGACGACGCAGTTCCCCTCGCTGGGCCCGGTGTCGCCGCAAATGTGGCAGCAGCTGCTGATCCGCACGACGCTGCCTACGTTGTCGTTCTACTGGCAGGTCCGCGACAACAAGATCTACGTGCTGGCTCCCCCGAGCTCGCCGCAGATCATGAGCGTGTTCTACCTGTCTGCGGGCTGGGTCCGCGACCAGGATGACCCCAACCTGTACAAGAACCGGCTCACGAAGAACGGCGATGTAGCACTTCTCGACGCCACCGTCATCACGCTCTACACGCGCGTGAAATGGCTCGAGATGAAGGGCTTGGACAGCAGCGCCGCGATGCGCGACTTCAGCATCGCGTTCGACAACCGCAAGAACACCGAGAAGGGCGCGCCCGTGCTTTCCATGGCGCGCGACTTCCGCTTCCCCTACATCCAGCCGCTGATCAACACGCCCGACACGGGCATGGGGGGATAAACCATGCCGTTGGTGCCCGTCAAGCCCTTCAAGGTGCCGCGAAGGGCTGCCGCTGCTCAGGTGGCGCAGTCCAACGTGATCCCCGCACCGACGGGCGGCTTGAACTACCGCGACCCGATTTCGGCAATGGCGCCTCAAGATGCGCTTGTCTTGACCAACATGATTCCGCGCCAGCAGGGGTGCGAGCTGCGCAAAGGTTGGCAGGCTTACGCCAGCGCGGTCACCGTGGCCAGCGTGCCGCAGGCCGTCGACTCAATCTTCAGCTACACCGCTCCAAACTCGGCCAACAACAAGGTGTTCATGGCCGCCAACGGGAACATCTACGACGTGACCGCAGGTGGTGCGCCTGTTGCCGCAGTCACGGGGACTGGCAGCACCAACGACGACTGGTGGACGACGCAATTCTCGACGGCCGCTGACACGTTTTTGTTGGCCGTCTCGCCTGGCGCCGGGTACTGGACCTACAGCACCACCTCCGGCTGGGTCAACCGCACTGGCACCGTGACGGGAATGACGACGTCGGTGCGCACGGTGGCCGTGTGGAAGCGGCGCGTCTGGTTTACTTTCGACGGCAGCCCGAATGTGGCGTACATGGACAACGTGGACGCCATCACGGGCACCGTGACGTCGTTCCCCATGGGCTCAATCCTGCGCAACGGCGGCTCGGTTTCGGCGCTGTTCAACTGGACGATCGACGCCGGCTTCAGCGTGGACGACTTCCTGGTGGCGGTCGGCACTGAGGGTGATGTGGCCGTGTGGGAGGGCACAGACCCGACCAGCGCCACGAC